CGTGTATTCCTGCGCGGGGGTGAACGGCGAGGCCTCGTCCTCCCCTTCATGCCGCTCGAGTGCCGGCGCCTCGGGTGGTTTCCGCCAGCCCGGCCGCTCGGCGTCGAGCTCCTCGGCGAGGGCGCGCATGTCGCGCGCGAGCGCCACCATCTGGTCGCTGCGTTCGCGCTGTTTCTTGATCGTTGCCCGGTCGGCCTTGTCCTCGTCGGCCGCGCGCTCGCGCTCGAGCTTCGTGAGTTGCGCCTCCCAGGCGCGATATTGCGCCACGCGGTTGTCGCCCGCGGCCGCCGGCGTCACGGCCGCGCGCGCCACGGCCGCGGCGTTGAGCTTGTGCAACCGGAGCCGGTCCTCCCACAGCTGCACGCGATCGCGCGCGGCCACGGTCGCGGCATAGTGGGATTGGGCCAGCGCCTTCGCGCCTTTCAGCCGGGCGTGCAGCGCGCGGCCGCGGCTGTCGCGGTCCTCGGCAATCTCGTCGCTTTCGCGCAGCGCCTCGATCTCGCCCTCGACCTTGGTCACCTCGGCGTCCGCCGCCTCCCATTTCGCGCGCGCGGCGTCAGCCGCTTCCTGGCCGGCCGCGATCTGCCCCTCAAGCAGCTTCGCCTCCTCCTGCGCACTGGGCCCGCGTTCGGCAAAATCCACGCTGCGCGGCCGCTGTGCATACGCGGCCGCGGCCGTGCGTGTGCGCTCGCTGGCCTGCGCCCCGCCGCGCATGAAGCGGCGAAACTCGTCCTGCCAGAAACCCGCCTCGGGATCCTGCCGCAGCCGACGCTGCACGTCGCTCGTGAACGTGGCCTGCAACCACTCGAGGAGCCGCTCCCAGGCGTCGCGCAGCAGGAGCTCAGCCCGGCCCATCACGCCGGCGTCGCTGCGCTGCAGGCGGTTCTCCGCCCAGTCGCGATTCAGCGCCGCGATGCGCTCGGCAAACCATTCGCGGGTGCCGCGCGCGTCGAGATCCTCCACGTGCGCGAGTTCCGTCTGCAGCTCGCCGTCCTTGTAGAGCGGCCCGCGGCGTTGCGTCACCTCGAGCTCGTGCAGGGCCCGGAGCTCGCGCCGGGTTTCCGCCGGCAGCGCATACCAATAGAAGTGCGCGACCTCGTGCGCGGTGCGCTTCGCGCCCTGCCGGAAATCCTGCCACGCGGTCGCGGCAAACACGATCGTGTCGCGCGCCGCGTGCGCCTGGTCGACGCGCTGCTGCGCTTCGCGCGGGATCGCGGCCGCGTCGATGCGCGAAAGCCGCTCGGGATCGAGCCGCACGCCTCGCTGCTGCAATCGCTCGCCCAGCTCGCGCTCGCTGGTCGCGATTTCAATTTCGACCTGCTCCGCAAGTTCAGGGAAAGCCCGGCGGAACGCCCGCCAGATGCGATCGCGCCGGCGGGGCGTGAGCTCGCGCGGCAAAGGCGGCCGCCCTTCGACTTCGCCCCAGCCGGCCGGTGAAGGTTCGGCATATTCAGCGTCTTTGGGCCGTCGATACATCGTCTCGCTGTGCCGGTAATCGCGATGCCGCCCCTTGTTGCGCACAAAGCCAAATCGGCCGTAAAATCGGCGCAGGCGGTCCATGCTGGTACCGCCAAAGTCGGTCGCCGGGGAAAGCCGGATCGTCTTGCCGGTGCGATCGGCGTATGCAGCCAGCGCCTCCATATAGGCGGTGCCAATCCCCTGCCCTCGCTTTTCTTTCGGCACCTCCACCCGGCTGACGTGAATTGTTTCCTCGTTTTCCCACGTATCAGCCTCGAGGCCCTGTGCGCTGAATTGGTGTTCAATGTCGGCCGCTTTCGATCCGCCTTCGCGCCGCTCCGCCAGGGCCGCCACCCTAGCCTGCGGGCGGACCACCTCCCCGCGCAGCGCGGCCCTCACGCCCTCGAGCACATCATCGGGCGTCTGGAACTGGTTAAAACCGTAGTCGCCGCGCAGGACCTCGGCAATCCCGTCGAGGCTGCCGCGGCCGGGCCGCACGAGCTGCTGCCGCTGGCCGAAGCTCATCCCCTCGCGCAGCAGCTCGGCGAGTTCGCGGTCAAATCCGCTGGTGTCCTCGGTCGGCAACTGCACGCGGCGGAGCACGGTCAACAGATCCTCGTCCGTCGCCGCGCGGCCGCGCTCGATCTCCGCCGTTTCTTCACGGCGCACGATCTCGTTTTGGGCGCGCTCGTCGCCGGCGGCCGCGCGGGCCGCGAGCGCCGCGGCCGGCGCGGTGTCGTATTCAAATTCTCCTGAGGCGCCAATGCCGGCGGCCTTCTCCGCCTTCACGCGCTCGCGGTCCGCGGTGATCTGCGCCTTTTGCTCGGCGGCGCGGCGTGCGACCGCCTCCTTGGAAACGGCCAGCGCGTCGTCGCGGCGCGCTTCCTCCGCGGCCGCCAGGGCCTTGAACCGCGGCTGCAGCGCGCCCAGCGTGGCGGCCACGGTGTCGCGCTGCTCCTGCGAAATCCCCAGGCTGTTGTCGCCGGCGTAGTCCTCGAGCACACGCACCGCGCCCTGCACCTGCGCATAGGTCGCCTCCGGGTTAGCCGCGGTTTCGCGCGCCAGCGCCAGCGTGCGGTCGAGAGCTGCGCGCTTCTCGTCGGCCGCCCGCTGGCGGGCATCGCGTGCGGCCGATTCGTCGGCGCGTTTTTTACTTTCGTTTGCCTGATCGGCCTGGATCTCCGCGAGCAAGTCCCCCAGCAAGGCCCGTGCGGGCTGGGCTGGCGGCGCTGCTGCCGCAGCGCCGCGAGTGGAAATGGGCGGCACGGAAGATCCTCCCTGTTCCCTGGAAACCCCGGCAGGTACCCCTGCTGCCGCTCCCGCACCGCCCAAAGTCTTCGCCTTCGCGGGTGCCGCCCCGCGGTCGCTCCAATAGTTTTGCGCCACCTCGCGCGCGCCGGGCGCGAGCTCGCCGATCACTTCCTCGAAAATCGCCTTGGGATCGAGCCCGTCGCCGGCGGCCACGGCGCCGGCCGCTTCCCCCCCGCCACCCAGCGCGGCCTGCAGCCCGACCTCCTTGCCGGCGGCGACCACGCGGCTGCCGCCGGTCGCCCGCGCCGCGCGCAGAAACCGGCCGGCGAGGCCGGCGCTGATCGCGTCGAACAGCGCCACCGGGATGCCGCGGGCCACGCCGCGCGCGCGCGCGGCCTCGAGGAAAGCGGGCTCCTGCAGCGTCGCGAGCAGCGCCGCCGGGTCGCGCAGGTCGACCTTGTGCTGCGCGAGCGTTTCGGTGATCGCGCCCAGGTATTCCTGCCCGAAGGATCCGGCGGCCACGCCGGCGGCGCTGCCCACCGGGCCGGCCGCGAGGGCCCCACCGGTGCCCAGCGCGATCGCCGGCACGGAATTGATCGCGCCGCGCACCGCGATGTTGGCCGCGGTCTCGGGATGAAACGCGCGCAGCACAGCCGACCACCCTTGTGCCCGATCGTACGCGTCCATGCGCTCGGTCTGCGGAATGCCCTCGATCTCGCCCTGCCGGCGCGCGAGTTCCTGCACGTTGGTCGTCACCAGCTCGCGGCCGGTGGCCTGGTGCGCCTGCGTCACCACGTCGCGCGCGGCCTGCACCGGTGTCGCCTTCGCGGCCGCGAGCTCGCGCCGCGTTAATTCGTCGATCCGCGCCGCGTAGGCGGCCGTATCCTCGCGCGGGCTACGCGGGTGATCGACCTCGACCAGCTGCCGCCGGCGTTTGAACTCGAGTTCCGGATCCGCCAGCGCCTGCCCCACCATCACGCCGGCGAGATCTCCCGTCTGCTGCAGCTGCTTGCCGCTGCGCCGCGCCGTGTTCCAGATCCCCTCAAGCGCGCCCGGCCGCTCCTCCACCTCAAACGGCTGCGCCGGGTTGAACTGACTCGCGTCGGATTCGGCCGGCGCGACCTCGAAGGGGCGCGCCGGGTCAAACGCCGGCGTGTCGTCGCCCTCGTCCACCAGCGTAAACGGCAGGTTCGGATTGAAGGGCATCAGTCCACGGCCTCGTAGCTGTCCGCCCGCCGCGGATCGCCGCCGCGGTATTGATAGCGTTTGCCCTGCTGCACCACGACGGTGCCCGGCTTCAGCGCGGCCTGCCCGCTCGAGGCGCGCTGCTGCGCATCGGGTGCGCCCGGCATGGACGGCGGATTGACTCCGAGGCCTTCGCCGCCCGGCGCGGCCGGTGGCGGCGTCACCGGTGGCGGCGCGATTCCCACCGGCCGCGTCACGCGCCGCGAGAGTGGCTCGCCCGATTCCGGATCGAGCTCCACGGTTTCGCGGCCCATGCCCTGCGTGTCGCGGCGCAGCTTCATCGCCGCCTGGCGCCGGCGGAGCGCGGCCTCAACCGCGCCCTGTGCCGGATCCACGTCGGCATCAGGCACGCCGGCCAGCTTCGCGAGCTCGGCCTCCAGCGCAGCCTCGTCGCCATATTCCTGCGCGCGGGCCTCGGCCCGCCGCTCGATCTCGCCCTGTTCGCGCTCGCGCTCGGCGGGCAGCACGGCCGCGCGCCGGCGGCGCAGCGCGGCCTCGAGCTCGCCCTCCTCCGGGCTCATATCGGTGTCGGCGACGCCGGCCATGCGCGTGAGCGCGGTCTCGATCTCGTCGCCCGTGCCCAGCTCCTCGGCGCTGCGCTCGGCGTCGGCGCGGCCGCGGATCTCGTCCTCGAGCTGCCGCCGGCGTGCGCGTTCATCGGTGATCGTCGCGCGATCCTGATCCTCGTAGCCGTGCCGGCGGGTACGATCGTCGGTGCTGTTCGCCCGGTCGGTCTGTTCCCAGCCGAAGCGATGCATCCCGCGCACGCGCTCGAGGGCGCGATCCGCGCGCAGCTCCTTGTCGAGCTGGTCGCGCCGGCGCTGAATGCGCAGGTCGCGGCCGATACCATAACCGCCGAGGACTCCTCGGAGTAGACTGCCGCCGTTGTCAGGCATGTGTGAGTTTCTCCTGGGTTGCAAAGTGTTGGGTCCACCAGGCGAGCCGCCCGCGGATGATCTGCGCCACCGGCACCAGTTCCACGCGTTGGGCCGGGCCGGCCATGGGTTCCAGCGCCGCCTGGGCTGCGGCGCGGCTGCCGGCGTCCACCAGCACGGCCAGCACCTCGCTCCCATCCGCCGCGAGCAGCGCGAGCGCCCCCACCGGCCGGGCGGGTTTGCGCGGCACGCCGTAGCCGAGCACGCGGCCGATCTCGTCGGCCGCGAGGTCGCGGTCAATCACGTAGGCCACGAGGTTCCGCGGATCAAAAAAGAACGTGCCGCACGGCGTGGCATGCACCGCGAAACCCGCCGGCGCCCGCCACTGGGGGGACCAGTGCGGCAGGAGCACGGCCGCTTTCCGGCCCGCGGCCAGCAGCGCAAACTGGGCCTCCAGCGTCGGCAGCGTCTCCGGAAAGGGCAGGTCGGTCACCATGGCTTGCTCACACCATCGCGCCCAGCGCCGCGCCGCCCACCATGCCCAGCCCCTCGAGCCACGGGTTTGGCTGGTTGGCGATCTGCATCCCCTGGTCGAAGCGGGTATTGGCCTGAGCTACGCCCATGGCCCCCGCGTTGGGGTTGGTCACGTTCCACGCACTGGACTGCGTGAGATTGGCCGGGGTGAGGTTGGGGCCGCCCGCCGTGGTCGCGGCAAACGCCGGCATGTTGGGCGCATAGGCGCCGCTGCCGAAGTTCGGCGTCATGCCCTGCTCGCCCTGCAGGAAACCCATCAGCTCGGCCCGGCGGCCGCGCTGCAGATCCTCGCCGTAACCGGAAACCGCCAGCGCCTCGTCGAAGCCGGCCGCGTCGCCCAGGATGTTGCCGCGGGCGGCCTGCGCCCCGCGCACGTTCTGCTCCACGCGCCGCCGCTGGGGCGCGGTGAGTTCGCCGCCCTCGCCCACCCCGGCCATGAGTTCCTGCACCAGGCGCTGCTTGGCGGCGCTGGCCTCGGGATTCTCCTCGCGCCACGCGCCCAGCGCGCGCCGGTAGGCCTCCTCCTGCGCGGTGATATTGCTCTCGGTGAACTGCGGGCGGTACTCGAGCTCGAGGCCCAGCCGCCGGCGCTCGCCCTCGTCGGCCGCATCCAGCGCGGTGCCGTAGGCCGCGCGCTGTTGCTCGAGGTTCAACCGGTTGAACTCGGGCAGCAGCGCCTGCAGGTCCTCGAGGCGGCCGCGCTCCATGTTGCGCGCCACGCCGGCGCCGGCCTCGAGCAGGCGGGTCTGGTTCGCGATGTCGCGGTCGATCCGGTCCTGATCGCCCACCCCGGTGAAGTCGGCGGCGAGATCTCCGCCGCCGGCGCTGTAGAAGTCGCGAATCGAGCGCACGTCGGCGGCCACCTGCGGGTTGTCGCGCGCGTTGCCCGCGGCCTGGTCGAGCCACTGGTCAAAGCTCGGCGGCTTGTCGCCGTAGTTGCCCGCGTCCACCTGGTCGCGATACATGCGCTGATAGTTGGCCAGCGCGGCCGGGGCCTCGCCCGCGGGTGCGTCGAGCGAATAGCTGCCATCCGGCCGGCGGTAGAGGCGCCGGCCCTCGCCGGCGGCCCGCTCCGTGAGCAGCCGCGACGGCAGCGTGGAGATATCAGTTTCGATGCCCTCGCGGGTCGCTGCGCCAAGATCAGGCGGCTCTGGTGTATCGACGTCCATGGGTGAAATCTTCCCGTTGAGTGGAGTTGAGCAGGCGCGCCACGCGCGCGTAAGGGTGGAGCTGCAGGCCGCGGCCGCGCGTCGGGCGCTGCCACGCAATCCACGGCCGGCGGCCGAGCAGCGTTTCCATGCACGCCCACAGGCCGCGCAGGCCTTCCGACGTGTCGGCCGCGGCCACATAGACATAGGCCACGTCGCCCGCGGGATCGGTGTGAAAGGGATCGAGCACGTGCGCGCGATCCGTCACGCGCGCCGCGCCGGCGGCCACGATTCGGCCCGCATCAGTCAGCACGGCCGCGGCGCCGTGATGCCAATACCAGCGCCACACGTTGCCCGGCTGGCCGTACGCCCAGGTGGCCACCTGCGGCAGCCGCGCCTCGAGCCAGCCCACGATTTCCGCCGCGCTCGTGCTCACGATTCATCCTCTCCCAGGACGTTGTTGGCGTAGTCGTAGAAACGCCGGCGCACGACCTCGAACACGAATTTCTTATCCGGCACGCTCTTGCGCCACTTGATTACGTTCGGAAACACGACGGTGGCGAAGTCCGGCCGGTAGGTGCTCACGACGTCGCCGTGCAGCGTGTAGGTGTGGGCGACGACCGGAGCAACAAAGGCGTCGAACATGGCCGCGTCGGCGAGCGCGTTGTAGTCGACGGCCATGCGGGCGTACATCGTTTTATCAACCGCGCTCGCCCAGATCTCCCACGCGCCGGTAAAATTCGCGCCATCGGATGGCCGCGCCGGCAGCCGCGTGTGCTCCGCCTCGTCGGACCCGCCGAATTGCAGATTGGTGAGGTTGGCGCTGATGGGCGCCCCCATGCCGTTCAGGAAATCCTTGTTCTGCCTGTAGCCCCCGCCAAGTGAGTAGCCGACGATCACCTGGCGCCCGATGGCCCCGCCTTGGTCGAGCATATACAGGGCAAGGCGGTCGTTGTGGTAGACGTTGGACACGTCGATTGTGGGGCGATTCGTCAACCAGCCAAAAAAACCGTCCGGCCGGTAGGGGCTGCCGGGATACGGGATCGTGAACTCGAGCACGTCGTCATTGAAGCCCAGCCCGAAGTAATTGGTATGATTCCAGGCCTTGGCGGTGTAGTTGGTGATCGCGGCGATCGAGTCGTAATACGCGCGAAAGGCATAGATCACCCGCTTTGTGCCCGCCGGTGGCGCCGGCATCACCTTGTGGAAATGACCGTAACCAAACAGGTCACTGGTGTTGTCGAGCCGCACGGTTGTATCCACGAAAGCTTGCATAAATTATGGTCCGGTTCCCGACACCCAATCGCCGCTCGCCGCGTCGTGCGCGGCCTCGTCGGTGCTTTCCAGCGTGAGAATCCCCCACACCCAGCCGCCATAGGCGAGCACCACCAAATCGCCGTCGCCGTCGAACGTCACCGCGGGCATGACCGACACCACCGTCAGCTCGCCGCTGAAATCCCCCGCGCCGTCGAGCGTCACCGCCGGCAGCAGCACCGGCACCGGCTCGCTCGATGGTTCCTCGGGTGTCCAGCCATCACCCGGCGTCGCGCGATCAAACCCCGCCGGCGCGACGAGCTGCACGGTCTCGAGAAACGCGCTCCAGCGCACCGCGGCCACGGACAGCTTGCCCGCCGGGCTTTCGATCCGGAGCCCGAACTCACGGCCCGGCAGCTCGTGCAGCAGGTTCAGGCTCGCGCGCAATTGCCGCGGGTCGACGAAGCCCAGCTGCGGCTGCACCGTCTCGTCGCGGATCAACCACAGGTTGGCCCGCTCTGCCGTGCAGCCCGGCGCAAATTCAATCTCCACGTGCAGCGGCCGCTTGGCGTTCTGCGCCGCCTGCCAGGTGTGGTTCCGCGTCTCGATCGAGGTGCGGATCGCCTGCGTCGCGTTGAACCAGTCCGGATCCCGGTGGTCCTCCTCCGTCTCGAGCACCTCGGGATTGGCGTCCCGCCAGCGCAACACGCGCCCCACGTCGTCGCCCCAGTTGAGTTGCGGCTGGCCGCCGGCGTAGCTCACCGCCCAGCACAGCGGCGTCCAGCCGTTCCAGTAACCCTCCCACACCTTCAGGTCGTTGTTGTAGCTCAGCACGTGCGGATAGCCCGGCACGACCGTGGGGATCATAAAAAACGTCCGCGTGCCGTAGCTGACCGCGCTGGCCTCGTGCGCCGCGGCCCGGTTGATGTTGTCGATCTCGTTGCTCACGGCGTTGGACACCACGACCTGCACCTCGGCGCCGGCCTCGAGGTAGCGCTTCAGGGAGGCCACGCGGTAGTCGCTCGCGAGGTAGAGGAGATCATTGCCCGCCTCGGCCACGGCCTGCCGCGCCACCAGTCCGCGCGCGTGCGGCACGCGGTCGACGCGCATGGAGCCCACCGCCGTGGCCGGGTTCACGTCCACCAGCCACGCGCTGCCGCGCTTGAAAACGGCGATGATCGTCCCATACCACGGCCGCCAGGTCGCAATCGGATCGCCGTCGCCCGCGCCGACGCGGATCCGCTTCGTCACGTCGTAGCCCGCCTGCCCGTCGAGAATGTCGGAGAAGAATATCGTATCCGGATCTGTATCCACCGCGGCCACGATCAGGCGGTTCGTGTGCCAGCCGATCGCGCGGCCCAGAGGGATTGCCGCCTCGCTGGTGAAGCTGCTGCCGTCCCAGCTCTGCACCGGGTCGACGCCGTTGCTGAAGAATAGCACCTGATCGCCGCCAGCGATGCCCTGCACGATCGCGCACGGCTCGCCCGCCTCGGGCGTCCAGCCGGCCACCGTGGCCCAGGCCTCCGTCGGGTCCAGGTTCTCGTGTTCCTCCACCAGTCCGTTCTTCACCCGCACCAGCCGCTCCAGATCCGGCGTGTCGAAGTAGCCCAGGCCGTCGACCGCCGGGCCCGGCAGTTCCTCGTCGCCGATGTGCTGCGCGCCGCGGCGCGTGGTCGCGCGGCCGGTCGCGTCCCACAACATCACGTTTTGCAGCCGGTGCGCCTGATTGGCCGCCAGGCGGCTGCGCCGGCCCTGCGACCACTGGCCGCCGGCAAACCCCTCGCTCGCATCCTCGAGCGGCTCCTCGTCGCGGGCCTGAAGTTTCAGCACGGGCATGGGAGGATCACCACGCCCGGCAGTTGCCCACCCCGTCGGCCGGCACGATCTGCTGGCGCCGCATCGTCGTGAACACGTCCTGGTCGAGCGCGACCTTGAGGAAGGCCTGCGCCTCGGCCACCTTGTCGGCCGCCTTGGCGTATTGCCGCATCCACTCGTGCGCGTTGGCGTGCGCGAGCGCGGCCACCGCCGCCTCGGCCTGCGCCGGCAGGCCCATCACGGCCGCGTTGACCGTGAACGCCGGCGGCGTCCGCTTCGCCAGGATCAGCATCGTGCCCGCGGCGAGCGCGGCCGGCAGCAGGCGCAGCCGGACGTGCCGCTTCTGGATCTCCGCCGGGCCCAGCGTGCCCAGCACGGTGAGCTCGTCCTCCGTGCAGGCCGACACCGTGCCGGATCCCACCGTGCGCGAAAAGCTGCGGATCAGATCAAAGGCCTCCGTCGGCCCGGCGGGGTCGGTGCCCGTCAGGGTCACGGTCTCGCGCCGGGTCACGCCGGCCAGCATCCCCTCGACCGTCACGCTGCTGGTGTCGCCGGCATCGTCCGAGACAAACACCAGCGCCTCGCCCTCCGGCTGCACCGCGAGGCCCACCGTCCCCACGTCGGCCACCTCGAGCGGGTCGCCCTCGTTGAACAACGATTCGAGGTTGCGCGTGAACTGCAGCGCCTCGTCCGCCGGGAACAGGTTGCGCCGGTCCCAGGCTGCGGCCGGCACCGCGCTGGCCGGGTCAGGCAGGATCCAGTGGGTCGCGCCGGCGTCGACCGCCGGCGTGTAGAGGGTGAGCGCGTCGCGCCAGAGCGCCAGATTCCAAATGTGCTCGTGGCGTTCCGCCAGCCAGCCCTTCACCTTCGCGACGGTCGCCGCGTCGGTCAGGCCGACTTTTTCCGCGATGCTCTGGGCGTGCTGCAGGAGATTCACGGCGTGGCCTCCTGCACGCCGGCCGCGGCTACTGCACGGCCGGCTGGTGCGAGATTGCCGCGTTCGGCCTGCTCATCGAGCTTCGCGAACAGCTCCGCCTCCTCGGCCTCGTTCGGCTCGTCGGGTTCGGGCAATGCCAGCGCGGCCTTGGCCTCCGCCGGCGGGATCATCCACGGCGCGAGCTTGCCCCGCTCCTCGAGGTAGCGGTAGGCGTCCTGCACCTGGTTGTCCTGATTCCACGGGTCGCGCACCGTGCCGGGGATCGTGATCGAGGTCGGCACCGGGATCCGGCGCACCGGCACGTAACCGTCCGGCAGGTTGCCGGGGTTTGCCGGCCAACCCGGCAGCCGTTCCCCGCTCTCCACCACCGCGCCGCCCTGGATCAACACCGGATCGTCCCGGCGTTCGATCGTGCGCAGGAGCACGAAGCGGATCGGCGTGGTGGGGATTTCGTATTCGTAGGCGGGCATGATCAGCGCGGCGCGTGATGGTTGTTGTTGGGCGGCGTGGTGTAGATCCCGCGGTCGGCCTGCAGCCGCTGCAGGCTCTCGAGGATCCACTTGGCCTGGTTCTCGCTCACAGCGAAATCCCGCTCGTTCTCGGTCAGGCGCTGGTCAATGTCCCGGATGCTCAGCTTCATCGCCGCCTGCTCGGTCTCGATCTGCTGGATGCTGGCGCCCACGGTCGCGTACCAGATGGCCGCGCCCGCGACGAAGGCCACGATCGAGATCAGATTCCCCAGGGTGATCCGCGGATCGAAGAACTTTTGCATGGGCGGTTCAGGCTTTCGGGAACAACTGGGCCCAGGTCGTGCCCTCGGCCAGCGCGGCCTGCACCGCGCGCATGTAGGCGACCGCGCGCGCGTCCAGCTGCAGCTCGAGCGGGAAGGGCTGCCCGGTCACGCGGCTGTAGACCAGCCGCACCGCCGTGATCGCCGCGGTGATCTCCTCGAGATCCGCGCCCTGCAGCCCGTGCTTCGCCTGCAGTTGCGCGAGGAACTCCGCCAGCAGCGCCGGCGAGGTGTGGCCGCGCGCCACCAGCACGTCGATCCGCGCGATGATATCGCCCACCATCGGCTCGTAGCGGGGGTTGTTGCGCAGCACGCCGGCCGTGATGCCCACCAGCGCGAGGTCGATCTCGCGCGCGATGGTCGGCGCCTCCCCGCCCCCGCTGCTCGCGCAGCCGCTCAGGCCGACGAGAAAGATCACATGGAGTGTGAGGATCGGCATCAGGAGCGCCAGCACCGGCAGCGGCAGGCTGGGCGCCTTGATCCGTTCCTTCGCCGTCACGCGGCCCCAGACGCCCAGGATCGTGCCGACCGCGCCGGTGATCGCCTGGACGGCCAGATCCACGTCCTCCGGCGCGAGCGGGATGCCGGTCTTGCTCGTTACCAGGGTCGCGACCAGCAACCCGAGTCCCCAAAACGTTTTCGACTTCACCGGGCTTTTCGCCGCCCGTGGCTTGATGGTGTCATTCATGGGAAAGCCTACTCAAATTCGGCCCGGATCCGGGCCAGCCGCGCCAGCGCGGCATCGCGTGCCTGGTGCGCCGCGTCCCGCTCGGCCGTGAGCGCGGCGACCTGCGCGTGCAGCGTTACCCGTTCGGCGTTGAGCGCCTCCATCTGTCGGCGCAGCTCCGCCGCGTCCTGCCGCGCGGCGATCACGTCGGCATTCATCCGATACACCAGCGCCTCGCCCCCGCCGGTGGCGGTGGCATAGAGCGCCTGATATTCCGGGAGGAGCGGGGCGGGCGCCTCGGCCGCGGTGAGGCCGGCGGCGAGGAGCAGGGCGAAGGCGAAGAGGGTTTTCATCGAGGGGGTCGGGTTTACTCGGAGCGGTGAATCAGGCGCGCGCGCGCTCGCCATCCCGGCCCGCGCGTGTTGTTTCTGAATAGTGCAACGCACTATCACACTGCGCCGGGCGCTCGCGGCCCTTGGTCTCGCCGGCCTGCTGGTCGCCGGCGCCGGTGGTCTCGCCCTGCAGCAATTTGTCGCCTGGCGCCCGCTGCCCACCCTGGAACCGCGCGCCCCGCGCGCGCCGGAAACGGCGCTGCGCGTCATGCTGCTGGGCGATAGCTGGGCCTCCGGTCAGAAACTCGATGCCGGGCTGGCCGCGGCGCTGGCCGAGCGGGCGCTGGCCGTCGAGGTGCGGTCGCACGGTCTGCCGGGCGCGCGCAGTCGCGCGGTCTATGACTGGCTGCTGGCCGCGCCGGCCGGCCCGCTCTGGGGCGAATGGCAGCCCGATGTGTGCGTGCTGCTCGTCGGCACGAACGATTTCCTCGTCGGCGTTGGCGCGGATTTCTACGCGCATCACGTGGCCTGCCTCGAGCACGCGCTCGCGCAGCGCGGCATCGTGCCGCTGGTCGTCGAGCTGCCGCCGCTGGCGCCCCATGCACCCGCGGCGCTGCCCGTGGCGCTGCGCAACGCCGTCGTGGCCGCCCTCTACCAGCAGGATGCCCCTGCCTACCGCGCGGCGCTGGCCGCGCCGGCCGCCGTTCCCACCCGCGCCCTGCAGGCCGGGCATTTCAGCCCGGACGGGATCCACCTCAACGCCGCCGGCCGCCACCAGCTCGCGGCCCTGCTCGCGGCCGCGATCGCCGCCACGGCCTGCCCATGAAACGCCGCCTGCCCACCGCGGCGACACTGGCGGCCCTGTTTCTGGTGTTCGTGATTGCTTCATACGTGGCGCTCTTTGCGTTTGCGTGCTGGTCGTGGCACTAGAATTGCCGGTCCATCGTGGAGAGCGCGGCCGTGCCCCCGCCCTCGACCGGCGTGCCGCTCGAGCCCGGCGTGTAATTCAGCTGCGTGAAGTCGTGAAACGGCAGCAGTGAATTACCCCCGGTTACCGGCGAGATCGTGATCAGGTAGGTGCCATTGGTCGCCATGTTGTCGACGATCGTCGTGGTATTCTGGCCGCTACCATTGGACGGATACAGGCGCCACGCGTAGAGCTCGCCGCGGATCACGCCGGCGGTGCCGTTGCTCGTCACATCCTTGACCGCGCCGCCCTCGGTCGCGGAGAGCTTGAAGGTGTTGTCCGCGCGGTCGCGCACCCAGTAGAACGTGCCGGCGGAAAACCCGCCGAAGCCCGTGCCGGCATCAAACTCCACGCGCTGGCCGTTCACCAGGCGGTGATTGGTCTTGGTCCACGTGTCATTGCCGGCATTTGCGGTGACGCCGGTTTGCTCGATATTCCCCCCGAGTTCCGGGAAGTCCGTCGCCCACGGCTCTGCGTTCAGCGGCACGGCATTGAGGTCCGCCGAAATCGGCGCGTGCAGATCGGTGCGCGGGATGCGCGAGGCGATGCGGATCGGCGCCTGTTGCTGGCCCAGGTGGCAGTCCGTGAATTTATTGCGCCGGACGATGGTCTCCTGCCCGCCGCCGAGCTGGATGCCGTCGGAGCAGGCGTTGAAAATGTTGTCCTCGATCACTGCGCCGCGGAACGCGTCGTCGATGTAGATCGCGAACACCGAATGATCGACGTGCTGCATCTCCGTCTGATCGAGAAACGAGCAGCCCGAGATCGTGACATACCGGCAGGTGAACTTCGCGCCCATGTAGACCGTGCCCAGGTCGCCGACCATCGTCGCGGTGCGCTGAAAGACATTGTCGTCGATCAGCACGCGCGAGGAGCCGTTCATGATCACCGCGCCGCGCACGTCGGTGAAGGTGTTCCCAGTGACCGCCACCCCACAGCCCGCGTTGCCATTTTGATCATTCAGCCAGAGCGCGCCGGGAATGCTCACGTCATACCAGCCGAGCTCATCCCCCGCGTTGCCCGTGAAGAAGCAGCCGCTGTCCGTCAGCGTGCTGTGCCCCTGCCCCTGCAGGTAGCCGGGCCCGCGCCCGAGATTCAGGAACGTGCAGCCGTCCGCGCCCGAGGTCAGCGCATCCTCGAAATAGAACGCGTTGCCGCCCATGTTGCGGAACGTGCAATCCTCGAGGCGTACGCCGGCGGCGTGGTAACCGACGACCGCCTTCGAGCGCGTGCCCTCAAAGGTGATGTTCTCGAACGTCACATACTGCGCGGCGTTGGCGGGCGTTTCGTCCGTGCCACACTGCACGAGCCCATCGAGCAGCGTCAGGCTGGTGTTGGTCGGCGCGCCTTCGCCGTCCGCCGGCAGGTAGTAGAGCATCCCGTTGAACCTGTTCCAGGCATACGTGCCCGCGGTCACGGCGTTGAGCGCGTTGCGCAGCGCGACGAAGTGCGAGACGCCCGCCGTGTAGTTGATCGCGTAGCTGCCGGACCGGGCCGGGATCGTCAGGCGCGTGGCGCCGCTCACGGTGTCGATCGCGGAGGTCCGCTCCCACGCGAGTGAGAACGGCACCCCCGGCGCGCCGTAGACCAGAATGTCCTGGTTGGCCTCGTTCCACGCCTGCGGCGTCGTCTCGCTGAAGGTCATCGTGGCCGCGCCGCCGGGACCGGTGTCCGTCCACGAGTCGAGCACAACCCAGCCACTGCCGGATGAATCGGCGGCGTTTGGCCAGCGCGACATGTGTTTCATCTCGCCATCGACGATCAACATCAGGGTGTTTTCCACGCTGCTGAAGCCGCCCGAGAGCGTGCCGGTGTTGATGCCCTGCGCCGTGACGTTCAACTGGTAGGTCTGCGCGCGCGTCGCCGTGGGCAGGCGTCCCCAGGCGTAGGCGTTGGCGGAGGTGACGAGCGACCAATCCTCATCGTCGACCTGGTGCGCGCCGGTCCAGATGATCTCCTCGCCGGCCGCGCCCGCGTAAACAATCGGATGCGGCGACGATCCGCTGTCGCGCTCGTCCAGGAACATCGTTGCCACCTGGGGAAAGGTGCCGGCGTCAAACTCCAGCCGCGCGCCCGTCCAGCCCAGCGGCAGCGCCGTCGTGCCGTCGACCGTGCGGCCGGTCAGCACGCGCATCCGGTCGCGCATCCCGATCGCGGACCGCAGGGCCTGCGTGGTGTTGTTGCTGCCGTCGTTGGCGTCACTGCCGGCGACGTTGGCAAAAAGGGTGACGCCGGCCACCGCCGCGGCCGGCGTCGCCGTCACGAGATTGGAGAGCGCCGATTCGCCGTCGTCATTTTCCGCGGCGACCTTCGCCCAGATCTGCACGCCGTTGGCCAGGCCGGTGAGGGCATGGCCCGATTGAATGTCGGCCACCTTGGTGTCGCCGGTCGTGACGGTGCTCGTGGTGTCCCAATAGAGGTTCGTCTGCGTGCTGTTCTCCGCGGGCGTGAACGTAAAGGTCACCTGCGTGTCGCCCGCGACCGTCGCGAGATCGGCGATCGCCGCCGGCGGCGTCGCCACATACTCCTCGATCTTGATCGCGTTCACGATCGGATCGGCCGGGCCCGCGTCCTCCCAGGCGAGATTGATCGAGCCGTCCGCCGGCGTGATCAGAAACGAGCGGGCGATCGCGATCCGCTGCCCGTTGGCCTCCGCGAACACGTCAAAATCGTCCAGCAGCAGGGTGTCCTCGTCCTCGTCGCGCACGTCGAACAGGCGCGTCCCCGGCGTCGTCCGGTAGTTCTCGGAAAAATACAGCGTCACCAGCTTGGGACTGGTCGAGACGTTGGCCGCAAAGGTGAACGCCCCGTAAAGCTCGGTGAGAAAGAGCGCGCTGCCGTATTGCACCGCCGGCGCCCCCGCGACCGTGCCGGTGTAGGTCGAGATCGAGCCGCCGGTGAACAGGCGCGAGGCCTCCCACACATCGAGCGCCGGATCGGAGTGCAGCGGTCCCGCGGCATTGATCCGCAGCGGCAGCTCCTCGGGGTTTTCCTCCGGCGGTTCCTCCGGCGGTTGCGCCGGGCCGCCGCGGGCGGCCGAAGGCACCATGAACAAACCCGCCATTTGCTGCGCGGGCAACGCCGCGGCCGTGAGCAGAAAGAGAACTGCGAGAAAGCGTTTCATTGGTTGGCGGCAATCATCTCGGCCTTGAGGATCACGCATTGCGCGGGGGTCAGGGCGCTGCCGTGCAGGGCCAGGCCCATCACCGCCACGCCGTCCGCGTAGGAGCCGGCCGAATTGTAGGCGAGCACGTGGAGGGCGTTCGCATTCGTCACGCTGCCCACAGCCGAGATATCCGTGCCGGCATCGCGCACCCCGTCGAGCGCGACATGGAGCGTGTTGCCGTCGCGGATCCAGGTCACGAGCGTCGCCTCCGTGCCCTGGGTGATGGTGCTCGAGCCCGTCGTCACATTGTCCGTGCCGTCGCTGGCGTTGGCGGTGATGCCCGTCCCCGAGATATTGAGCGCCCAGCCCTGACCGGTGCCGGTCTTGTTCGCGATCAGCGCGCGACTCGCCGACACGTTATGCACCCGGATCAGCATGCTGACCGACGCGCTCCCGGTCCCGAGGTCGAGCTGGTTGTGGTCGGCGATGATGAAGAGGTCATTGCTGCCGTCGCCCACGAGCATCGAGCGGTCGACGACAAACGGCTGCAGGCCGCTCGACGGCCGGTTGATCGTGTAGGTATGGCCGACACTATCCAGGCATGTCGCATACGGCGCGGTGAAGTTCGCGGCGTTGAAAGTGACGACCGGCGAGCTGTTGGTCACATTCGGATACCAGAGCAGTTGATAGAGCCCGCCCTCAAATTGTCCGGTCCCGGCCGAGGCCGCCGCGCCGAGCACCAGCCCATACGTGGCCTCGGTCGTCGCCGCCGCGATATCGGTCTCGACTCCGCCCAGGTCGCTCCAGCTCGAGCCGTCGGTCGACGTGTCGAACGTTACATCCGTGCCCACGTCGACGCGCACCCGGATCCAGCCGGGCGCGCCGTTGCTGAAACCCACCGGATCGTCACTGGTGCGCGTCGTCCCGGAATTGGTCTTCGCGACCAACAGCGTGCCCGCCGTGGAGGAGTTGTTTCGGAAATACCACTGCGAGGTGCCCGTGGCTGTGCCACGCAGGAACACGTATTTTGCCGTGGTCGGGGTCCAGTCCGTAGCCCAGGCCTTCGCCTGGATCTCATTGTCCCCGGTGATGTTGAAACTGGCGTCATACGGTGTCGTGATCGAGCTCGTGGTGAGTCCGGCCGGGAAATACACCCACGCGCCATCGGCCGGCACATACGTCAGCACGACCGCGCCGCCGCTATCGTTCATCGTGCCCGGTCCGGTGCCCAGCGCCTCGGGAATGTCCGTGCCGCCCCAGTCGTTCGCGAACCATGCCGCGAGGCCGGAGGGTAGCACCGTGCTCGTGGCGTTGCGGCGCGCGAGCACCTGGGCGTGCTGCTGCGGTGCGGCCGCGTCGCAGCCAGGGGCGGCGACGATCACGAGCAGCGCGAGCAGGAGCAGGCGTCGCATGGCTCAGTTTCCGTCCGTCCACCCGTCGCTCAGGGCATTCCAGCCCGTCGCGTCGTAGTAGGTAAACACGACGGTGTCGCCGGCCGTGCTGGTGTTGGTGCATTTGTCGCCATCGGCCAGCGCCACGCCGTCGAGGTACATCAGGTCGGCCGCGTTCGGGTCGACCGAGACGGCGATCGCGCCAATCGTCACCACGCTGAAATTCCCGCCCGCGATCACGGCCGGGACTGTGATCGTGCCCGCGCTCGTGACGTAGATCACGCCGCCAAACAGTTCATCCGGATCCGTCGTGCCCACGGTGTAGGAGCCCGCCGTGACTTTCGCCACCATGCCCGGCCGCGTCGGGTGGCCGCTGAAGTCCACCCACGCCTCGTCATCCGAGATCGCCACGCCGACAGCTTCCCGGCCAAAGCCTCCCGAGGCCTGAATGGCATCGACGATCAGGCCCGGCGTCGCCGCGCTGACATAGAGCCGGTTGCCCGCGGTGAAATTCCAGCCGTCGTTCCGCACGTAGCCCGAAACCATCACCGTCACCGCGGCGTCGGCCGCCGCGGCCGCGACCGCGATGCCAATCGGATCCGCGGCCGCCGCCGACGCGTCCGCATCGGCGAGCGCAAATTTGCGCGAGGTGTTGGCGTACACCGCGTCCCATTGCGCGGTCGTGGCGGCCGCCACCATGTCCTCGATCGGCGGCGTCGTCGCCTGGTATCCGTCATCCACCAGCGCATTCGCGCCTGCGTGGATCGCCGTGCGCGGCTGAAAGATCGTATAGGTCGTCGCGTCGTCCTTGTGGATGAACGCGGTTTCGCCTCTCCAGACCGTGATCGGGCTCGTCGTGTTGTCCCGCGTCACCCCGTCAATGTCCTTGATCACCGACGTGCCGTTGTTGATGAACTGAAACGGCCCGGCGTCCTGATTCGCGAACTGGAACCATGTATCCGTCGTCAGCGTTTCCGGCAGGGTCACCTGCACGAGCGTCGCGCTCGCGCCGCGGATCAGCTTGCGGTTCACGTCGCTGTCCTCGTCGATCGTGGGCGTGCCCGTCCACGTGTCATCCGGTGCCAGGGCGAGCGCGGTCACATCGCCCGAGACTTCGGCGACCGCGGCCTGCGTCGTGATCGCCTCGATCGTGCCCGTCGGCGCAAACGGCACCTCCGTCGCGTCCTGATCATCGCTGCCGCCCTCGCCGGCCTGCGCCGCGATCGCGGCCGCGACCAGCGCCGGCGACATGGTGCGCATCTCAGTGACTGCGCCGGATTCCATTTCCTGGGTCGTCGCATCCGGTGGCACCGGCCGGCCCGAGGGCTGCGCCTGCAGGCCCGTGGCCAGCGCGAGCAACGCCCCCGCGCCGGCCATCGCCACCCGCCAACGAAAAATCGGAAAGGTCATGCTTAGTCCTCCTGGATTGACAGATCGCCGGCGGCGAACAGCACCGGCGCATCGGCCAGCACGGTCAGCGTCACGCCCAGCGCTTTTGAGTAGAGCAGGTTGCCGTCCTCCGGATCGTCAAAGAGGGCGATCCCCTGCACCTGCTTGTCCGCCGTCATCGCATCGAATTCGATGTCGGCATTCGTCACCACCACGCGGGCATTGCCTTCCCCCGCGGCGGGCGCCGTCCACTTGGTGGAGGTCTGCACGCGCAGGTAACCGTCGCCGGTCACCTCGGCAAAGGTGGCGTCGCCCGGCGGCGCCCCCGGTGTCCAGACCTCGATCAGCGCGAGCCAGGGCACGACCGGCGTCCCGAGATCGTTCGCCTGGTTGGTCGCAAACTTCAGCAACTCGGCCGCCAGATAGGCAGATTTCGCGCTCATGATGAGATCAGGTCGAGTGTTTGTACTGCCCCACCTTGAGCTTCGCGCTCGTGCCGCCCTCGCGCACGAACCTGGCCCGCGCTGCCGTGGCCACGCTCCAGATCAGCGTCTGCCCGTCGTAGGCGCGAAAGCCGTGCGTCGTCGCCACCGGATCCGTGCCGTCATCGGTGAAGCGCACCGTCGCCGCCTCGATCTGGACCACGACCACCGTCGTTTTCGCGTCCAGCGCCTCGATCCCGGCCTCGCCCACCAGCGCCAGCGCGGTGTCGGCTACGGTGATCTCGCTCATTTCGACGTCGGGCACGGGCGCGAGCTGCGCGGTCGCGACGACCTGGAATCCCCCGCCTGAGCTGTTCCTCATAGGATGGCTTCCTCCTGGTCGTCGTAGGCCGCGCCCATCGTGCGGGCGGCGTCCTCGGTCGGTTCAGCGATCTCGGGTTGCTCCGCGGCCGGTTCGCCGGCCACGCCATCCACCGGCTGCCCCGCGGCTGCCGTCACGCGCACATAGAGCTTGTCGCCCGCCGTGCGGACCACGGTCGCATCGACCGGGAAATTCACCGGATCGCCCACCGCCGGCGCCACGCCGTCGAGGGCCACCGCGGCCACCGGGATGCAAAGTTCGCTGGTATTCATCATGTCGAGTCGCTGATTTGAAAAGTGAGAAAGGGCGGCCATGGAGCCCGGCCCCGTGGCCGCCCTTTATATGCGCCAAAGAAAAAACGCGCAGCGGCCGCCTCAGGCGACGAACTGGGTCTTGTGCCGGATCGCCCGGCCGAAGGTGGCGTTGAGCAGCACGGTCACCCAGAACGCCTTCCAGCCCGCGATCACGAACTGGTTGAGCGGGTCGCTCTTGTCCGGCTTCAGGTTCATCATCACCTGCGGCTTCCACGGGCTGGCGGTGCCCGCGAGCTTCGGCACGCCGAACGCGCCGCGGCCCAGCACCATGCTGGTCAGGATTTCGCCGGCCGCCGCATACGTGCCCTCGGCGCCGCTGTTGTCCTCGATGAACGGGTTCGTGGCTTCCACGACGCGCACGCCGTAGAGGCTGCCGACTTCGCCGGCATACAGCTTCTTGACGTCGCTGTACTTCACGGCGTCCAGCCACAGGTCGTCGTTCATCAGGTCGCGCGTGCCCTCGGGCGGGACCACGGCGACATAGCCGCCATTGATTTTCGGCGCGCGCGAGCTGGCCGACTTGAGCGAGGTCGCCCCGTCGAGCAGATCCAGGCCGGTCAGCTTGGCGTTGGCCGCGGTTGCGGCCGCCACCGCCGCCCAGTCGGCGAGGCCCTGCGCGTAGCGCTTGGTCAGGCCGGTCGTCTGGTGCGCGAGGACGTTGCGCATCCGGTCGTCGGCCTCGAGGGCGCACTCCTCGCCCATCAGCGCCACGCCGTCCTTCATCGTGTCGAAGAGCGACGTCATCTGCACGACGTCGGTGATCTTCATCGCCTGGCCGAGCTGCAACAGGGTGCCGCTCACGGGCGTGTAGACGAAGTCCCGGAACGTGCTGATCGGCGTGCCCTCGGTCAGGGCCACGACGTTCCCGCTCGCCGCCTTTTCCCGGCGGTAAAACTGGATGATTTTCGAGCCGACGTTGCGCGGCAGGGATTTCTCCTGCGCGAATTGGTTCAAGACCAGGAGCTGCTCGACTTGCTCGAGCAACTGTTTCGAGAAATACGTGTTGTACGTATTGGTGATGCTGGCAACTGTGATCATGGTGTTACTGCCTCTGTCGTGATGTTGTGATTACGTCGCCGTTCTGCGCCTTGGGTCAGCCGGCCAGCAGGCTCTGCGAATCCGCCTCCGCGTTCATCGCGCGCAGCCGGTTTTCCTGCTCGAGCGGGGTCAGGTCGCTGAAACCCTTCGCCCCGCCGCGCGTTTCGCTGCCGCCGCCGCCGCCCAGGCTCGTCGCCCGGCGCAGTTCGGTGAGTTCCTTGTCCATGGTGACGATCTTGGCCTCCAATGCCGGCACGGCCTTGGCCACGAGTTGCAGCTTCGCCACGGCCACGATGTGCTTCATCCCGTCGGGGATGCGGTTCAGGAACGGATACGCCTGCCGGATCGCCACCACGCCCTTGTAGAGGTCGCTGTCGGCTTTCTGCAGGTCCGGGTTCTGCTCGACCTCGATCTCGGTCGTGGCCGCCCAGCGTTCCTTGAACTCGTGTTCGCCCATCGCGCCGTTCTCGCCCGCTGCCGGGCGTGCGGCCGCCGGCGCCTGGCCGGGCTTGCCGCCCGCCCGCGCAAAGCGCCGCGCCTCCTCCACCTCCGTCCACGCCAGCTCGGCGAGGTCGGCCTTGCCGCTGGTCTCGAGCCGCCGCGCCGTCGCGATCAGCTGTTCGACCGGGAAGTTGTGGCCCGGCCGGTCCTCGGCCGTGACGGCGGGCGCGCGATCGCGCTCCCGTGCCTCGGCGAACCGGGTGCGCTCGAGCTCCTCGCGCCGGCGCGCCGCCTTCTCGGCGTTGAGCTTCTTCCACGAGTCGTCGAGGCGCTTGCGCTCCTCCGCGATCTCGCGCTGGCGTTTGAGAAACGGGCTTTCCGGTTTCGTGGTGGCGGTCTGCTGCTGCTGCTGCTTCGCTGCTGCGGCCGCCTCGAGGTCCGCGGCCTGCTGACGCAGCGCCTGCTCGTCCGCGGTTCCTTCCGCGGCCAAAGCGGTGCCGTCCTTGTTGGTTGGATCGTCTCCGTCTGCTGCTGGCTTCTCTGCCCCCTCCGGATCGGCGTCGCCGCGGTCGACGTCGGTTTGCTCATCTGAATCCGCGGTCATGTCTGCGCCGGAAGTATCGACCTCGAGGGCCATATTCCTCAGGTCGGCTTCCGTCGGTCCGGTGCTGGTGGCAGTCTTCGTCTTGTCGAGTGCTTGTGTCGTCATGGGGTTACTCCGGGCTGTCGGTCTCGCGCCTCGCCTCGTCGCCCGTCATTTCCGCGGCGTGCGCGTGGTCCACCTGGTGCGGCGGGTGGGTCGCCGAAAGTTGTATCCAGTAGGCAAAGCTGCCGCGGAATCCCGCGGCAAAGCCGCAGGCCTGCGTGAGCTGCTCGCCCGTCAGGTTGCGCATCGCGGCCGCCTCGAGCAGCTGCGCCTCATAGCGGCGAAACTCGCGCACGAGCTTCTGCCCCGCGCCCCCGGCGATGAAACCCTTCAGCGCCGCGGCGTCCTCCGGCGTCCACTGCTCCACATCGAGCGGCGCCGGCGGCAGCGGCAGGTCGAGCTGGCCAAACCATGCCCGATAGAAGCCGCTGCGCTCGCGCTCGTCGTTGAGCAGTTCGCGCTGGTCATCGATCATCGCGCCCTTGCGCGCGAGGGCCTCGCGCATGATCCGCATTTCGCCGCGCTCGGCCTCGAGCGCGCGATAGGCGCGGAACGTCGCCACGAAATTGCGCCACCACGCCCTCACATCAGCACCTCCTGCGCGCCCGCGTGCACGCGGGCTGGCTCGCCAGCTGTTCCTCGCGCTCCGTCCGCGGATGCGCCGCCTGGAACAGCGAGAGATGGATTCTGCATGCCCTGCGCGGCCTGCATGAACTGCTGCTGCCAGCCGGCGGCCGCGCGCTTGTCGCGCTGCGCGAGCTGCTGCAAATGCTGCAGGACGTGCTGCATCACGCGCTGAATCCCGATCGGGAGGACGATCTCGCCCGTGGTCTGGACCTTCTGCATCCAGCCCAGCACGGTCTGCAAATGCACGTTGTCGTCGTCGGCCGGCGACACCACGGCCGGCCAGCCCTCGCGCAGGATCACGAGCTCCTGCGCCTGATCCTCGGCCTGCGTCGCCGCCTTTGTGCGCGGATCCTGAAACAGCTGCCGGCGCAGCCGCGGATCGTCCTCGTCCAGCACGTGCTTGGTCAGCTCGGCCTGGTTGATGTACGGGTTCGTGCCGTAAAGCTGGGCCCGCGCGGCCGCGCGCTGCTGGCGCGCCGGCTTGTTCCAGTTGTCCGGCGTGCCCGCGGGCTTCACGATGTATTCCATCTGCCGCGCCGCGTCGGAGAGCTGGGCCACCTCGTCGTCGAACACGTACTCGAGCTCGCGCGCGCCGAAATGCGCCAGCAGGCGCCAGCCTTTCGCATACAGCCGCGCCATGCCCCAGCGCTTGATGCACGCCCGCAGGTCGGTGGTCTGCTGCATCAGCGTGGCGGTCACGTCCACCTCGCGCGCCGTCTTCTTGCCCGGCGTCGGGCTCGAGCGGCCCAGCCCCAGGTCGGGCATGCCGGCGTGCTCCTGTGCGACCTCGCGCGTCTGGCGCATCTCCGCGTCGAAATCAAACGGCACGCTGCCCATGTCCACGCGCTTGATCCCGCCCGGCAGCACGGTGCCCGGCGCGATCCGGATGTTATTGAGCGCGGCCGCCGGGTTCTCGCTCGTGAGCAGCGGCCGCGAGAGCCAGGTCATGCTGTCGGCCTTCTCGTTCCACGTGCGCGAGAGATAGACCTCAAACTGGCCCGACCGCTCGGTGATCCCGCGGCTGGCGTAGTAGCCCTTGTCCTTGATCTCCGCCGGGAAGTCGACGAACGGCAGCCCGGCAAACTGCGCCGGCAGCAGGAACGGTTTGCGCACCGGGTGATCCGGCTGCGTCGGGCTGTAGGTGTGCACCTCCCAGCGCCGGCCGGCCACCTGCTTGTAGGTTTCCCACAGCACGATCTGTTCGTCCGTCTCGCCGCAGGTGATGCCCTCGCGATCGTACTTCGCCTGGCCCTTGCCGCCGCCGTCCACGTCGCTCTCGCGGCCCTTGCCCTTGATCAGGCGGATCAGCTCCGCGTCCTGCTTATAGCGCCAGTTGCGCTCATACTCGCCGACCGACATGGGCATCACCTGCGTCACGCGATCGCACTTCTCGAGGTCCACCGTGTTCGGCGGCACGATGAAGAACAGCGGGTCGACGGCATCGAAGGCCAGCGCGCCGTCGTCGATTTCCCACCACAGCTTCATCACGCCCGTGCCGCCCATCAGCATCAGGTCGTCGAGCGCGAGATTCTCGCGGAAGAGATTCGTCTTCTCCTTCAGGTGCCAGTCAAACGCCCGCGCCGCCTGCGTCGTCAGCTCCGGCGGTTGCGCCTTCAGCGCGGTGAACTCCGCCAGCAGCTCCTGCCCCCACACCTGGGCGAAGTAGAACGGCTTGAGCTTCTCGATCATCCCATCGACCAGCGGATAGTGCAGGTCCGCGGAGTCCGGCAGCGGCTTGTTCTGCCGCGGCAGCCCGTTGTGCCGCATGTCGTAGAACACGCGCTGCCGGTCCTCCCACCCGCTTTTGCGGGCGGAGAGGTCCGCCAAGACGAGGCTGTGCAGCGCGCGGCTCACGTCGGCGCGTCAGTAGGCGGAGCCCAGCGCCATGCGCCGCCAGTTCTGGCCGGCGGTGGTGTTGTCGGCCACGGCCACGTACAGGTAGGTGGCGTCCCGCATGATCTTGCCCTCGGTCGCGAGCGTGCCATCGACGCCCAGCAGCAGCGTCGCCGCGGCGAAACCGTTGCTGCCGCCGGTCAGCGTGTCCGTGCTCGCGATCGCATTGCCGGCCGCGCCCTTCACCAGCGCGGTGATCGTGCAGTTATCACCCGAAAACGCGGCCGCGCTCACGTCGGGATGCGGCTCGTTCACCTCGTCGGTGCCGTTGATCGCGGCCACGATGTTGAGCTTCGCCGCGGCCTCGTCGGCCCCCACGCTGATCTCGCCGTCGAGATCCGCCTGGCCGCTGGCCACGAACGTGTAGGTCTTGGTGCCGATCACGAGGTTCATCCCCGCGGTCGGCTGGTCGCCCACCACGAGCACGACCGCCGCGGCCGCCGCGTTGACCGGCGTGCCCTCGCTCGCGTGCGCGCCGTTGATCGCCTCCGGCAGGCCGTCGCTCTTGATGCGCACCTGGTCGCCGGCGACCACCGTAAGCTCTGTCAGGACCGTGTTGCCGCTGATCTTCGACCAGCAGAGTTTTTGGAAGGACATGATTTGCTTGGCTCCGTTTGGTTGTTCGTCTCCGAAAGTTTACCCGCCCGCGTTCCACCCGCGCAGGCCGCTGCCGTCCGCGCCGGCGAGCTGCTCCTCCAGGCTGCGCATCGTCTCGAGCGGATCCTGCTTGGCGCCGGTGATGATGTGCGCCGGGATCGGCGGTTCCTCGAGGCAGCCCAGCAGCGCGTCCGCCCGGTCGGGCGAAGCCAGCCCGCGCGCCGCCATCTCCTCCTTGGACTCGAGCTGCAGCGTGCCGTCGCTGAAGCGCTTCCACTGCCGGCCGGTGAGCTGCTCGATCAACTGCTGGTCGTCCTTCGGCAGGTGCGGCCAGCGCCGCTCGATCTTCTGCCGGCCGCCCGCCCAGGTCTCGGCGCTGCGGTTGTAGTAGACCCGCGGGTCGCTCGCCTTGGCGTTGCCGTGGTAGCGGTTCAGCCGCCAGCCCAGCTCCGCCATGCGGTCGAGCATCGGCCCGCCCAGCCCGTCGGCGTCACCCGTCAACTGCCACGCGGTCTCGGGCGTGAATCCCTCCTTGCGGAACAGGCTGATGAACTCGCCCGTCGCGCTCATGGTGTTGCGGTCGGTCCACGCCTGCACCTGCTTGGCCACGTTGCCGCGGCGCAGGTAAAAGACATTCTCGGCCCGGCCCGCGGCGAAGTCGCAAAACCCGTGCGTGCTGCCGTGCAGCGGCGCCACCGGCTGCGCGAGACATTCCTCCACCATGCGCAGGGTCATCACCATGTTGCCCGCGCCGTCCTCGGAGAACTCGCCCCAGTAGGCGCTGCGGATGAACCAGTGGTTTTCCCCGTACTTCTGCACGTCGCGCGCGTAGGTCTCGGGCGCAATGTGCGGGCAGTCGCGCATCGTGATCTTGAACGTCCGATACAGGCTGCGCTGCGAGGTGTGCGAGCGGTAGAAGCGGCCGGTGCACAGGCCGGTGCTCGAGAGCATCACCTCCCACGTCGGCCGGCAGCGGTCGCCCGCCATGAAAATGGATTCATCGATCGACTTCGCCTCGTCGTAGATGAGCAGGAGCGGCGTCTCGCGGTGCCCGCCGGGCCCCACGTGGAAACCCTCGAACCGGTTCGGGTCGTCGGTGGAGAAGCCCACCGCCTGCGATCCGCCCGGCCCCTGAATCGTGAACTCGTGGAATTTCCAGCCGGGAAAGCGGCCGCTGTGCGCCCGCATCGCGGGGAACAGCTGGAACTGCACCTGCCGGAACGAGCCGGAGGTGATCACGACCTGCGCGCCCGGCCACGCCGCGAGCACGAACAGCACCATCGGCGCGATCACGTTGCGGGTCTTGCCCGCCTCGTTCGGCGCGCGCATCGAGCTCGCGCCCGGTTTCTCCAGCGTCGTGTTGAGAAAGTCCGCCTGCCAGTCGTAGAGCGGCACGCCCAGCACCGCGCGGGCAAAGCCGGCCGGCGTGCCCAGGATCGTGCGGCGCATCTCCGCCAGCTCGCCGGTGGGGTCAATTGCTGCTTCCACTGACGGTCCTCCAGGCGGGGTTCGTGGACTGCAGCCGCCGGCGCTGCTCCACCAGTTCGTTGCTCAGCGCCTCGTCGACCACCACGCCCTTGAGGCCGCCGCTCACATCGACGTTGAGCTTCAGCTTCCCCAGCAGGGAGCCCAGCAGCACGTCGGCGGCGTTCGCCATGTCGGCGTATTTCTTCTCCTCGCGCATCCAGACCGCGCGCCGCGTCTCGTAATGTTCGGTGGTCGAGCTTTTGCCGCCGCCGGCCGCCTTGTCTAGGCGCAGCAGGGCCTGTTCAGCCGCCTCGAGTTCGCGCATTTCCTGCGCCGCGCTCATCGCCTTGGCGTGGTAGAGCACGCTCCGCTCGTAGACCCGCATCACGAGCTGCTCCGCGTTGTTCGCCACCTTGGCCAGGCAGCGCCGGTAAAACGCGTGAACCTTCGGTTTTCGCAGGGTTTCGCTCGCGATCGCGGCCGCGGCGTCGGGCGAATAGCCCGCCTCGCGCGCCGCGCGCGCCTGCTGCCCGTGGCCCAGCAGCGCCGTGACAAACGCGAACTCCCGCCGGGTCAGCACGTCCACGCCCTCGGGCAGCTCGCCCACCCCGCTCTGCTTGAGCGTGGCCTCGAGCTCGGCAAACGTCAGCTGTTTCGGTTCGTTCCTCACATCGGGCGCAATGCGGTGAAAGCCCCGTTGTGCCCGCGGCGCCCTGCCCTCCGCCAGCCCGCCGACGAATCGCCCGGGCGATTCCGGGGGCGATTCCGTGCGATTGGCCGCCTGCGGACCCACCGGACCGCAGGCCCGCCTCGCCAGCTGTGACCAGCAGGCACAGCGAGAGAGCCGGGTTTGCCGGCCAACCCTACCGGCCCGCGGCCAGCCGCTGCGCCCGCTTCACGTCACAGCCCACCGCGCGCGCGATCCGCGCCCAGCTCCAGGCAAAGCGTTCGCGCAGCGCCTTCACCACCACGCGCCGCGCGGCCACCGCCTCCGGCCGCTTGCGGCCGCCGGTCACCTCGCCCGCGGCCACGCCCAGCGCCTCGGCCACGGCCGCGATCACGCTGGCATCGTCCACCAGCCGGCCCGGGCCGCCCTTGCCGAGCAGCGCCGTCACCTGCGCCTCGAGCGCGCGCACGCGGTGGGCCAGCGCCGTCACCATGTCGGGCGCGGTCATGCCGGCACCTCCAGACTGTCGCGCACCGCCTGGCGCAGCGCTTCCTCGAGCGCCGCCACCTCCAGCATGAGTTCGCCTTCCCGCTTCACTTCCTGCGCACTATAGGTGTCGCGGCCGCGGTAGGCACAGCCCCCGGGATTGCGGATCGCGGCCAGCTGCCGCCGCCGGTCCGTCAGCAAGGCCTCGATCTCGCGCGGGAACAACCGCGCCGGCCGGGTCGGCCTGGTTTTTTTCATCTGGGGCGCGCGCGCCTCGCGCGCGTTCCCTTCATCTTCCCTTCCATTCATTTCCCCCCCCGGCGGCGCGGCCGCGGGGATTGTGAATAACTCCGGTTCGCCGGGTTCGGCCGGGTGGATCACCTTCCGGTTCGCGTCACGTTGCCGGTAATTCAGGACTTCACCGAATCCCCGCGCCCCTACCGTGTACAGCTTGATGAGCCCGGCCCCGTGCAGCTGCACGACGTTGCCTTGCACATCCCGCACCGACACTTTGTGGAGCATGCGTGGATACAGCGCCGGGCGAAGTATCGCAGCATCGTTCTCAAACCGGCCGGCGCCATCACAGGCGTGGCCCAGTCGCAAAAAGAAAAGCTGCAGGTGCGCGGGCAGCGCCTGCAGGCGCTCGCTCTCCAGCCACCGCGGCTCGAGCAGGAACGGGCGCAGGATCACCGCGCCAGCCTTTCAGGCACGTAATACTGCAGCACACACGTCACCCGCCGCCCGGCCAACGTCGGCGAGATCGTCAGCCCGAACGGCCCGCGCGCGGCCGTGAAGCTCGCCCGCTGGCCATCCTCCAGGCATTCCACCGTGACCCGAAACCCGGTCGGCCGCCCGCGTGGCACCGCGGCCTGCGGCACATCCGGATCCATCGGCGCGGCCAGCGCGGCCAGCCGCTTGCGTTCCTTCGCCGCGCGCTGGTTCGCCCGCTTCTTGTGATGGCGCAGGTTCTGACTGCGCCACCGCGATTTACGCCTTACGCTCATTTCTCGGTGTGGCCTAATCTATGGTTCGGTCGAAATGCGGACGCCCGCAGTTGCTTCAGGCCAGCGAGCATCTCAGCGAGATGTTTACGCCGTTCAGGAATCGAGAGGTGCATGTCCCAAAATCGCAGTGCGTCGATGTAGAGGTTGAGGTCTCTCTTGCTCGCGAGAATCGCCACGGTGTTCTCGTCTTCGAGCGCGGTCAGGAGTTTCTTTTCGATCACCTGACGCGAAGTAGATTCCACCGAACAAGGCACTCCAGCCAATGAGCACCGCGCGCACACCACGCTTGCGAGCGATGGTCCGCCACACTGGGGGCACTTGTTTTCTCCGAGTCTGTTGTCGGTGCTCATGGCTGAGTTTTGGTGTTCGGGCTACGGCAGATTGGGCACGCGAAGCGGTGACACTCGGGCGTGATGTTTTGCGGGTGCTGGCAGCATCCGTCTTCGCCCTTGTGCCCACAGTCGGCCACGGGCGGTCCGCCGTCCACCACGCCTATTTCCCACGATTCGAGCATCGCTCGCATGATCCACGCGACGACGGAATCGGACATTCCGTGCGCCTTGAGCGTCCGCGCCACTCGCGCGAGGAGCAGTGAGAGTGCTTCCGATTCTTCTGTCTTCATTTTCCCCTCCAGAAATATCGCAGGATCACCAATTCGAGGTGCGCCGCGGTAGTCGCCTTCCCAAGCCCGCACTTGTGTTGCAGCCACACGCAGCCCCCTGACATCGGCTCGATGCTCAGTTCGCCGATCAAAACAGAGCCCGAACAAATCGTGCGAGACAACCTCGGTTGCGCGGCACGAACTCGGGAGGGTTTCCGCAGCTTACGCTTCATCGCGAGGTGTCTCCACTCTGGTGTTCGGCGGATTTATTCCACACCCTGTGAGCTGGCGACAGCCTCGCACTTCGCCGCCACCCCACGGCGAGCCGTCGCATTGCGCGCTCGGAAAGTGGCAGAAAGAGGCATCACACGGCGCGTGGTGGTGGCGGCGTGCGCGCCAGTGCACAAAGAGCGGAGCAAAGACGCGCCGAACCAAGCGCCCCAGCGAATGCCGCGCAGACGCGTCATTCGCGCGAGCCTCAACGTGTGCGGATGGTTTCACGGGCGTCATCGCTGAGCTTGGTCGTTCGGCCTATGCTGATCGCACAGGGCTTTGCCGAGTTGTCGGTTGAAGATATAGATGCACGCCTCCGGGCCACTCTTGACCGGGAGCGAGGCGTATTCTTCGGCGGTCATGTAGATGACAGACGTGCGGCCAGCGCATTCGGCGTGCTCACACTTCATGCCGTTGCCTCCAGCCCACAATTCACCCATACAAAAAGGCCGAACCAACCGCTCGACTGAACCGCTGGACGCGGTTCCGCCTCGTTGTGAATCTGATGCTGGTTGCGCGCCCATCGGTCAGTCAGCTTTCCCGGTTCACGCGCCCGCGGCCGCCTTCTCGGCCTTCGTACCCTTGGCCTTGCGCATCGCCGCCTGCAGGTTGAGCACGCGCGGCAGCGACACGCAAAACACCTTCGCCAGCTCCGCGGGTTTGCGGCCCTTCGCGAGTTCGTCGCGAATCACGCGATTCTCATTCTCGCGCAGCTGTGCCTTGGCGGTGGCCGGCTTCTTGGCGGTGGCCGGCTTCTTGGCGGCCGCTTTCGGCGCCGGCTTCGCCTTGAGCCGTTTCTCGTAGCCCTTGGCGTAGGCCTCCGCCTCTTCCGGCACGCCGTGCGCGCCGCGCTTGGCCTCCTCAAACATGCGCTGCAGGCCGGTATAGAGCGCGGCCTTGATGATCTGCAGCGGGGTGAGCTGCTCCAGCGTCTTCACCCGGTCCTTGATCTCGAGCACCCCCAGCACCTCGCCCAGCTCGTCATCGTCCATCGCATGCCAGCCGCTGCCGTAACCTGTGTCCAGATACGCGTCGGCCAGCAGCGCCACGTCGGCGCTGCGCACTTCCTTAAGGCTCTTGATCGTCGCCACGGTCTGCGCCCAGGCGGCCTCGAGCTTCACGCGCTGCTGCTTGTTCTTCGTCACCTTGTCGGCCCGCTCGCGCTTCTCCGCCGGCGTCATCGCGCGCGCCACCTGGCCCGTGCGCGGGTTGATCTTCTTCGCCGGCTTCGGCTCCGGTTTGGGGGGCGGCGCCTTGCCCGCGGCCTTGGCCTTTTCCACCGCGGCCAGGTGTTTCTTCAGCGCCGCGGCCGCCTTCTCCTGCTTCTCTATCTCGTAGGCCTTCGTCTTCTCGGCCAGCCACGCGGCCGACTTCGCCGGATCCAGCGAAAAGAAATCGCTGTGCGACTGCACGAACCACGGCTGCTCCTTCAGCGTACCCTGCGTCACGTTGGCCGCGATCAGATCCTGGCTCGCGATCTTTACGACCACCTTGGTCCGCTCCATGGCCCAGTAGTACGGCAGGCCGGTGCGCAACCCTTCGGCGTTGCGGCCGTCCAGCGCCGCCTCCTTGCCGATGAACTCCATCACCTTGGGAAACGCCTCAAACCGTAAAATCGCCACGCCGTGCTTGGCGGAGAGTTCTTTCGTGCGGATCTGCAGCTGCACCTTCTCGGGCAGCTTCAACAGGCGCAGCGCGTTGGTCACGGTCGACTTCTCGCGGTGCACCTTCTTGCCGATCTCCTCGTGTGTCAGCCCCAGCGCCACGAGCTGCGAAAAACCGCGGGCCTCCTGGATCGCGTCGAGCTGCTCGCGCTCGAGGTTCTCCACCAGCGCGAACACCTGCGCCTGCGCCAGCGTGCAGTTGAACGCCACCCGCGCGTCGATCAGTTCCCAGCCCACTTTCCTGGCCGCCTGCCAGCGCCGCTCCCCGGCCACGAGCATGTACTCGCCGCGGATCTTGCCCGGCACCGCGCTGGCCGGGATCAGGATCACCGGCTGCAGCAGGCCGTGCTGCTTCAGGCTGTCCGCGAGCTCGGTGATCGACTCGGGCGTGATGTGGTCGCGCGGCTGGTCCGGGTTCGGAACGATCACGCGCAACGGCACGCCCGTCGTGCGGAACTCGATCGGTTTGATCACGCCGGCCGGCGTCACGCCTTCCGGTGTCTTCGGTGTGCTAACAACCGGCGCGGCCGTGGCCGCCTCCGGGGTGCTCGAGGGTGCTGCTGGTGTATTCATGACTTTGGGTTTCCTTGGGTTTCCTTGTCCAAAAATTGCTTCAACGGGCTCGGGGCCTTCGGCCACTTCCCGCCCGCCGGCGCGACCGCGCCCAGTTCCTCCTGCGCGTTGGGTGGATCCGCCGGCAATTCCTCGGAATTGCCGGCAGCCTCGCCAGCTGTTGCAGCAGCAACAGCGGGAGATGGAGCGACGGCCTCGCCCGGCGCTCCTCTGTCGTGAAACTCGCAGCCGGTGATCAGCATCACCGTGAACTCGCCGGCGATCGCGCCCCCCTTGTCGAACCGCGGCACGCGCACAGCCTCGCCCTCCACGCTCATGCTGCGGCCCGGCGTGAAGTAGCGGAGCCACTTCTGCAGCACGCCCAGCGGCACGTCCTGGATCCCGATCCCGCCCTGCGCCTCGCACAGGTGAACGTGTTCCTTGCCCGCCCGGTCCCGCACGTGCAGGCGAAAGCGTGCGAGCACGCGGCCCGTCGGCGTCACCCGCTCCTCGGCCCGCGCCGTCAGCCAACCGGTGGCGTGCCAGGCGTTCATCGGCGCCGGGCCAGATGCCAGCGCCCGCACGCGTGGCACGGATACGCGCGCAGCCGCTCGCTGCCGCGGCGTTCGCGATGATTGATCGCCGTCCGCGCCTGCACGGCGTCGGCGTAGGCCTGCTTGCCCGTGCAGCCGGGCACCGGCCGCGTCGGCGGTGTGGCCGGCAGCTGCGGTTCCGGCATGTGCCCGTACGCCAGCTCGAGCTCGAGCTCCAGATCCGGCGCGTGCAGCGGGTCGAAGCTCATGCGACGTAATGCACACAGTCCGGCCGCACCTGATGAATCCACCGTTTCGCGACAAGAAAGCTGAGCGCGGCGTCTGCGGGATCCTGCACCTCGCCAAAGATCCAAATCGCGCGCACCTTCCAACCCTCGTAGTGCTCCGCCGGCACCTGCGGGTCGATGGGCATAAAGCGCCCATCGTCGAGTCGGACCATAACCTGCATGTGGCCCGGCCTCACGCGCCCACCTCCCGCTTCTGCGGCACGACAAAAGGCACGCCCAACGCCGCGAAAATCTGCTCCTCGGAGAGGCACGCGCCCACCCGGCCGCCGCGGTAAACCTCGGTCGCCCGGCCGCCCACGTCCACGGTGTCGTACTGCCCGTCGATCTCGATTCCCCGATACGGCGCGAAATGTTTGCCCAGGGCCTTCGCGCGCTTCGCCAGTTCGATGTTGTGCGCGCGCGAACCGGTGGCGACGAGCAGCCGCATCCCCCAGTTGCTTTGCGTGTTGGTGAAGAAATCCAGCGCCGGCGGCCGCACCCACCAGAGATCGAGCTGCAGGCCGTCGCGCAGGATGAAGCGGGAATAATCCTGCCCGTCCGCGCCGTCGCGGGTGGCGGTGCGCAGCGTGCGTTCGATGATCGCATTCCGGCAGTCCGGCTTTGGCTCGAGCACCAGGTCAATGTCGCCCACGTTCGGGCGCAGCCGGCGGATCGAGCCCGCGATCGCAATCTGCCGGCAATACGGCGCGAGCGCCTTCTGGATCTTCTCGGCGCGCTCGAGCGCGAGGCCCAATGGCCACAGCCGCGGACCCACCGGACCGCGGCTCGCCTCGCCAGCTCTTTCAGCAGGAAGAGCGGGAGATGGTTCCGGGTTCTCCGGCGTGTCGCTCATCGCTTCGCGCCCTTGGTCCCCCACTGTCCGCACCAGTCGGTCGCGTAGGTTTGCGGCCACGTGAAACTCGCCTTGGGCGGCCCGGCGTGGCACGCGCCCACCTCGTCGCCAATCGGCCGTTCGTTGATCATGCGCTGCGGCCGGCGCTGCCAGTGGCGACAGGTCGCGCACGTGCTGCCGGGCGCCGTCCGCGGACCCACTGGACCGCGGACCGCCTCGCCAGCTGTTCCAGCAGGAACAGCGAGAGATGGATCGAGAGGGGTATTCATATTTCAGTTGTTCGCGACCTTGGGGACGATCTGCACGCCGGCGCCTCCGCCGGGGAAATCAAAGTAAAGTTGCCCGGCCTCCTGCAGGAGCGCGCGCGCCTGCACCTTCTCGGGCGCGGCCTCGCCGTGGCGGCGTACGATCGCATCAAACCAGCCCAGCTGCCGGTCATGCCGGCGCAGCTTCAGCCGCGGCCGGCCGGCGCCGTCGAGCTTCGGGCGCTGTTCCTTGCCCAGCACCGGCTGCAAATGCTGCAGCTCGTGGTCGAGCAGCGCCTGCTTGCGTTTCTCCGGCAGCGTCTTGAACAGCCGCTTGTCGACCAGGATCTCGGCATCACGCCGGCCGCCGGCGCGGTCCTTCACCGGGACCGCGCGCACCTGCGCCGCGGCCGGGTAGCCACGATGCGAGATCGCCGGGTTCTCGTTGTCCGGGTCGTCGTGCTCCACCATCAGCACGTCGATGGAAACGCCGGCGCTCACGAGGTCCGGGTGATATTTCTTCACCAACTCGGCCACCCAGGCAAACACCGGCTCGTCCGCGCGTTCGTAGATCTTCACGGGCGGCGCGGCGTTCAGCCCTGTGCGGGCGGGATCGGTGCGTGCGTACCTTCCACGCCGGCCTGCAGGCGCAACCGGGTCCGGTGCTGCAGCCAGTGCATCGCCTCGGCGAGCTTCGTGAGGGCGAGCGCGTTCTCCCGGCAGGCGTGCGGTCCGCGCTGAAAACATTCCAGCCGGTCGATGATGATCGCGAGCAGCACCTCCTGCGTCAGGCCGTTGAAACCGGCCTCCTTGATCGGGCCGTTCTGGAAGTTCAGCAGCCAGTCAATGGTCTGAACCGTACCATCGGGCTTGAGTCTGATCTGGTAATCGTGGCTCGCGCCGCCGGCGCCGGGTGCGTCGAGCACATTGATTTCGAGGGCTTCATTCAGCCCGTTGACCTTGTGGCGTGTCAGGGTTCGCATGGGTTTCCTTTGCTGTATTGGTTAACTACTCACGAAATCGCCGCATTCGCCACCAGCAGCGCCGCGCGCTCGGGGTGCGGTTGCGCGTTCACCGCACGCAGGCATTGCTGCTGCGCGGCCGCCACGCCCTGCCGCCACGCATCGCCCAGCAGCGCAGCGCTGCGCGGATACGGGCAGAGCGGCAGCAGCAGTTTCTGCCCCGCGGCAAACCCACGGTCGAAGGCCTCGGCGGCCGGATCGTCGCGGTGCATGGTCAGTTTTTCCCGTCCATCGCCCGGCGCTCCGCCGCGCCCGGCAGGTATTTCGAAAACTTCGCCGTCTCAACCCGGTGCGCGCCGGCCGGCTCGCGCGCGTCGATGCGCGCCTTCAGGTCCTGCAGTAGCTGCAAGTCCTCCGGCAGCAAATCGCCCGTCAGCAGTAACACCGCAGCACGCAGCTTGTTCGTCTTCGGGTCTACCGCGGAACACACGCACACCGGGTGTACCCCGCGCGCGTCGTGTTGAAACGCCAGGTTCGTCAGCTGACATACCTGCTGCTCGAAAAACTGCATCATCGGCGAGCTCATGCTCAGTTCACCTCGGGGTTGGCCGGTTTGCCCGCCGGCGGGAAGGGCACACATTGCGCCGTCGCGGCCTGCAGCCGCGTGCGGTGCTCGATCACCAGGGTCTCCAGCGTGGTCACGAGTTCGGGCGGGATCGCACCCGAGAGCACGATCACCAGTGCGTCGCAGTTCGCGCCCGCGGCATCGGTTGACTTCACGCTCATGGCCTCGGCGCAACCGATCGTGATCGCGTTGGCCGCAAACTCGCACGCGTGCGAGGCCATCGCCTCGAGCTGCGCGTGCGCGATCTGCTGCGCCTTCGCGCGCTGCGCGGCCTGCCTCAGTCGGTGCTGCAGCTCCGCGTCGTTCATCCACCGGCCCACCTTTCCACCGCCGCGGCCAGCAGCGCCGTGATCGCCATCACGCCCGCGGCCCAGAGGCACACCCCCGCGAACAGCTTCGCCCCGATCACCCAGTGCGCCGGCGGCTGTTCGTGCTCCGTCTCCGGATCCCACACTTCCGGGTCGCGGTTCATGCGGTGCGCGCCTCCTCGGGCGCAGGTACCAGTTTCGCCAGCTTCACCGTCCAGAACCGCAGGCCCTTGCCGCCGGTGCCCCACACCACCGCCTCGCGGATCTCGCGCCGGTCGCGGGCGGCAAACCACTGATTGTGGGAAAGCCCCAGCCACGCCTGCGCCTGCTCGGTCGAGATCTGCCGCGGCAGCGTCCGCCAGTCCTGGCCGGGTGTGATTGGGCCGGGCTCAGTCTCCACGGGTGTCCTCCGATTTGGGCGGCTCTTTCTCGGCGAAATTCACCACCCGGCCCGCCAGCGCCTCCTCGTCGGCATCCAGCACCTGCAAAAGATGCTTGGCCTCCGCACGTTGCGCCTCGGTCGGGCTCTTTAGGAAGAGCTCCAGCATGTCCCGCACGGTCGCGCGCACCGAAGTTGCCATAAAGTGATACAGGGTTTGCCTCATTTTGTGGCATCGCGGCAAGCAAAATATTGCCCTTTTTGTGGCAACTGTTCTTATGCCGGGAAATGGAAGGCTTCCGCGACGCGATCAAGGCGATGATGGCAGGTCAGGAACTGAGTGAACTTGCCGCGGCCAAACGTTGCGGCGTACCGCGCGCCACCTTCCAGCGCATCATGCGCGACCGCTGGGCCGATCCCGACCAGGCCTTTCGCATCGTCACCGGCCTGCCGGCCACCCCGGCCGACCGCCTGCCCCTCGTCGTCGCCTACCTGCGCGACATTGTCGCGGTGCTCGGCGTCTCGCCGGACGGGATCCAGATCACCCTGCCCGGCGAAATCATCGAGCACCTGATCAGCGCCCCCGCCGGCCTGCGCGACATGTTCGCCCAGCTCATCACCGACGCCGCCCTCGATCCGCAACTGGCGCGCGTCCTCGAGGCTCTGCAGGGTCTGCAGCTGCGCCACCACGGCCAGCACGTGGCCCCGCACCAGACCACGCTGATTTTCGGCGCGGGCGGCATGGGCAAAAGTGCGCTCGTCGCCGAAGCCGCCGCGCTCACCACCCCGGCCCCGGACACTCCTGGAGAAACCGCGGCGCGGCGCAAGGCCCTGTCGAAAGACTATCGAGCTCCGGGAAAGGCACGAACCTTACGCAAGGCACAGTGAGGGCCTGCTCCCGATAGGCGCGCTCCAGCTCGTCGCACAGCGCGAGCACCACGGCGCCCAGCACATCAGGATCCATCGCGTGCGCGCCCGCGCGACGGCAGCGCGCCAGCCAGGCGGCCGTCGCAGGAGTTGGGGAGGCAGGAGGCGAGGTCAAGATACCAACAAGGCCCGCGAGGAAAGCCGCGCCGTAGTTCATTGCACTACGTTTCGCGCGTTGTGCCGGATTTTCGCAACGGTTTGACACTGGCGGTGCCCAAACCGCCGCCGCCTCAGGCCCGCACCTCCGTGTCCCTGCCCCACCCGCTCGCCGCCGCGGCGACCGTCTGGGCGAAAGCCCTCAAGATCGATCGTGCCGTCTACCTGCGCATCCTGCTGCGGAACGCCCAGGTGCGGCCGCCCAGCGGACCGGTGCCGCCGGTCTCCCCAGCGGAGCACAAGTACGCCACCACGCCCGTGCATGTCGCGATCCCGAAACGCGAGCGAGCCCAACTGCACCGGCAGATCCATCCCGTCAGTCTCTCCGCGCACACCGCCGCGCTCGTGCGCGCCGACCTCACGGCCGCGGATCCCCAGCTCGTCATCCTCGCCCACGGACCCAAGCCGGAGCTGCGCTGATCAGCGGAACGTCTGCGTTTCCTCTGCGTCCGGCCGGTCATCGGCCAGCACGGCCCCGCGGCCGTAGTAAAGCACGACCCCGATCACGAACAGCGCCGCGATCACGAGCACCATCAGGTCCTGGTCGCGGCCCAGCCAGCGATTGCGCCATGGCGCGGTTTTCACGCTGCCACCTCACCAGCCGGCCGGGTCGATGGCAAACCATTCCTGCGCCTGCTTCTTCGTGGCCAGTCCCAGGTAGTGCGCGCGCATCACCTCGGTGTCGTGGCCGGCTACCATCGCCGCCTTCTCCAGGCTCTCATACCATGCGGCCGCGTAGGTCACAAACGAATGCCGCAGCCCGTTCTTGATCGGCGCGACGTTCGCGAGGGCGAAGCACGGCCGCAGGCTCGCGATGCTCTTCATCGACCACCAGACCGGAGGCGAGACCTTGAGCCACGCCCACAGGTTCGCCGGCAAACCCTCGATCAAGCGCGGCCGCCCGCGGCCCTCGGGCCCGGTCGCCTTGGCCACCTCGGCGCGCACCAGAATCGCCCGCGTCTTTGGCCGCAGATCCGCCTCGAGATAGTGGCCGCGCACCATGCGCCGCACCTCGATCTCGCGCAGCCCGGCCCACGCGCGCAGCGCCACCGCGCCGATCAGGTGCGGCGCCCGCTCCGCCAGCGCCTCGAGCAGCCGCCGCAACTGCGCCGGCGTGTAGAACCGCGGGCTGCCGCGGGTCACCGGCCAGCGCCGTACCATCGCCATGGGATCGACGCCCAGGCTGTGCCGCTGCACCGACCAGCGGAAAAACGTCGCCAGCATCCGGCGACGGTTGGCCTTGGTTTCCTCCGCCCCGCCGCCGGCGGTGATCGCGGCCTCGAGCGCCTCGGTCTGGACCATGGCGAGCCGCTGGTCCCAGCCCACCACCTCGAGCAGGGGCTCACACTGCCCGGCGAGCTGCACCTGGTAATGGTGCGAGCGGCCGGCGCGCGAGGCGCAGAACGCCACCCAGGCCACGCGCACGGTGGGGCCGCGCGCCACCGGCGCGGCGCCGCGGTGCTTCAGGTAGAAGCGCGCCGCGTCCACCAGCGACACGTCGGCCGGCAGGATCTCGCGCGCGTCGCGCCACTCCGCGGCCGCGTGCGGGGTCAGGGCAAACGCCGCGGCGCCGTGCTGCGCAAACTGCGCGAGCACCGCGTCGCGTTTCTCCACTGCCGCGGCGCGCGTCTTGAAAAACCGCCGCTCCGGCCGTGGCGAGCCCGGCACGCGCCAGCGCACGCGCCACGGCGTGTACGGCTTGTTCATGCGGTTGACGGCGACCTTCAGCCCCATGCCCGGACGGTGCCCATTCGGTGCCCAGATTGGCAAGAACTGAACCAAAGCCATGCAAACCCGACCAAAGCACCGCGCCCGCGTTTCTCCTCTGAAAGCACTGGCGCCCCCACGGGGATTCGAACCCCGGTTGATGGCTTGAGAAGCTGTTTCGCTTTCTCACTGTCAGCGACTTGCGCGGCCGGCCGGTTTCGGTGCTCTTTTTGTGGTCACCTACCGCACCCTCAGGCTGCGCCGCAGCTCGCGCTCGATCTCGTCGTTCACGTCCTGCTCGTCGAGGTTCGCCCGGTCCAGGATCTCGTTCTCGAGCAGATCGGGCCGCGGCCGGAATCGCTCGCGATTGCGCTCCGCCTGGCGCTCGGTCCGCCCCGCACGCGGGAACAGCCGGCGCTCGTCGCCACGAAAGGCGCTCATGCGCGTGTAGAACCGCATAGCCCGCTCGAGCATCCCGTATTCGTATTCGCTGAGCTGCTCCACAAACTCGCCGCGCAGGTTGCCGGCGGCGCCCTTCTTGCCCAGCAAGCTCAGCGGATCCTGCGCGCGCACGCTGGCGCTGAATCGCTCGGCCGTGTAGCCGTAGGCCAGCAGCCGGTCATACATGCGGGCCGCGGTCTCGACGTCGGCCCGGTAGATCGCCCGGCGGAAGTTGCGCAACACCTGCTGGTCCGGCGCGTCGTAGTCCATGCTGCGCTTAGTACCGGTACGCTGCTCGAGAAAATCGTTCGCCTTGTCTTTGATCGCGTAGAACGCCCATTCCTCGGCATCGCGCACGCGCACCTGCAGGATGTTCTGCCGGGCCCAATCGCCCAGGCTGCGCGGGTCCACGTAATCCTCGTTGATCACGCGCTGGAGCATCGAAGCAGTGAATTGGTCCGTCGCGGCCGCCGTCATTACCCGCCAAAAATCATAAGCCGGGATCTTCCGCGGATCGCCGACGTCCGGGAAATACTGCTGCTTACTGGCCGCCATCACCGGGATTTTGATCAGCGGCCCTACCCCGCCCAGCGTGTTGTTGAGGAAGTCCGGCACGAGGCGCTCCGTCCACTCACCCAGGGCCGTGGGCAGGTCCATGTTGCCCTTCACATACTCGGTGGCCACGCGCGCGAACTCCGGCCCAGAGAACCACCGCAGCACGTCGCTGAGCGCGGTCGGCGCATAGATCACCATCGCGCGGCCGTCATCGCGCCGGCCGACGATGATGTGGAAACGCCGCTTGTCCTCCTCGCTCAATTCTTCCTCGAGCTCCTCGCGATCGCCGCTGTTGTTCCATGCCTGGATCGCGAGATACGGCAGCGCCAGGCGCAGCAGGAACATGCCGGCGGCCTTGCGCGTCATCGCCGATCCCAACGACAGCGCGGCGCGGCCGCCCGCCTTGGCGGCCTGTGCGGCCGTCAGGTCGCGCGCGGCCACGGCGTCGCGCAGGTTGCGAAACAGATTCGCGTGGTACCGGAAATTCACCTCCATCCACGAGTAAAACGGGATCAGCAGCCGGCGCAGCTTGTCGCCCGCCACGCTCACGTCGTCGTAGTCGCCGAAAGTTTTCTTGCTGATCTCGGCCGCCTTGAGCCAGGGCGCGTCGCCGGCGCCGGCGGTGCTGTCCTGCATCGCTTCCACGTCGCGCCAGTACGCCCCGGCGTAGGCCGGCCGCGCCCCCTTCTGGATCCGCTCGGAATCCGCGAGAAACTTGCTGTAACGAAACAGCGCCTCGCGCCACGCGCTCGCGCGCACGGTCGAATGCCGGCGGATCCAGTTCAACACCTGGCGCGCGTTCGTTGCCTGAAAATCAAACTCACGCACCTCGGGCAGCGCGCCGATCTCCGCGGCCGTCACGCTCTCGAGCACGCCCAGCTTCAGCGCCTGGCGCAGCTCGTTGCTCAGCGGCTTGCCCTCCTTAAGGGCCCGCAGGTCCTTCATCGCGCGCGGAAACTGGCGCACCATGCCCGGATCCGCCGAAAACACTTTCTCGAGATCGGCCACGAGATTGTTGAACTCGTAGCGGGCCCAGTTCCACGGCGCGAACAGGATGTTCCGCTTCCACAGGCCTTGCACGCCGGCGAGAATTTTCTCCCCCAGGTTCGGCGTTTCCTTCGCCCGCCGCTCCATGCCGCGCAGCGCGTCGGACACCTTCTCCGGTACGATCCAGTAATCCTTTTCACCCTGGCGCAGGCTCTCGGTGATATCGCCGGGCATCAGCTTGATTCCCTTCACCCCCAGTTTCTCGAGCTCCTGCTGCAGGTCGCCCTCGCCGATCATCACGCCCAGCCGCCGCGCGAGCGTGTTGCGATCGATCTGCAGCGCCGGGATGATCGCGCCCTGGGGATCGGCCGCGTGCATCACGTAGCCCTGATCCTCGAACTCCTCATAGAACGCCTGCCGCCACGACACCGGGTGGCCGCGGTGCTTGCCCAGTGCCTTCGCGCGTTCGGCGACCTTGCTCCGCACGTCGTAGTGCTTGAAGAACTCCCGCACGATGTCAGCCCGGCGGTTGTGCGCGCCCACCTGCGCCAGGTGGTAATACATCGCCCGCGCGTAGTCGGTCTCGATCGCGGCGCGGCTGCCCACTGGATTGATCAGGTAGCCGCGAAACTCGTCCGCCGTCTGCAGTTTCAGCCGCTCCACGCGGCCGCTGGTCTTGTCGACCACGAGATGCGGGAAATAAAACGGGTTCGCCGCGATCCCCTGCGCGAGCAGCTCGCGCTTCTGCAGATCCTCGGCCACCGCGCGCACCAGATCGACGTGCCGACGCACGGCCGTGGTGATCTTCTCCGCGTGCGGTGAGGTCGCGATCTTCGTGCGCAGCCGCTCGATCTCGGCGTCGATCTCCGCCAGATTGAGATTGCCCGGCAGCGCGATGGGTTCGCCCTGGCTGTCGCGCAGGTGCGTCTTGCGCCACTGCAGGTCGAGATTCAGCACCAGCCGCGAAAACAGCACGTAGGGGCTGGCCTCGAGCTTTGCGTTGAGCTCCGCGATCGTTGTGCGCAATTCCGGCGGCACAGTGCGTCCGTTCTCCTCAAGCTCACGCAGCCGGGCCTGCGCCTTGCGCAGCTGCGTGAACGCGCCGGCGTCGAACCGCGGGCCCGCGGCATGCAGCTCGTGGATCACGTGGTCGACCTGCTCGGCCGCCTCGCGCAGCACGCCCGCCTGGCTGCGCTTGAGCAGCCGGAAACCTTCCTTCATCCGGTTGTAGAACGCCGCGCCCTCGCGCCGCACGAACTCGTCGCCACGATTCCACCACGCGCGGGTAAACACCGGGAGCTCGGGCAGCGCGCCGGCGAAACCACGCGCGAATTCCCGCAGCTGCTGGGCCAGCGACCGCAGACGCCCGGGCGCCTCGTCGAGGCCGTGGCCGTAGACGTCCTG